CAGCGCGGCCTTTGTTCTCCTTCAAGGAGAACAGATCCTGAGTGTTATTTATGACACTTGGAATGAGTGTTCACAGATCTGTGAATCTCAGGATCCTGTACCGGTTGAAATAGACCAAAACCAATACTATCAGCAGAAAATTTATTTTCTTTTCTCAGCTAACTTAACCGTTCTTCCCTCTCCTACAAGAGGGAATAATAGACTGAAGAAAGCCCGAGAAACGCCCTTCCAAAGGCGTGTTCTATGCAACGCCACCTGGTAACGTATGAGATGGGAAAGTCTCATCGTCACTCATGTGGTCGCTTGCATCGAACAAGAACGGATATAGATCACGAAGTTCTGTTTCCTTTTCCGGTGTGAGGAGGTCTCTTGGCAAAGCCAAGAGTTCCCCCACCTCAAGGGAAAAGTCTTCAAAATCTACTACTTCAGGTAAATCGAAACTCGAAGGGCTTAGCGCCTTTCCGAGATTCTTTTCAAATCTTTCTGAATCAAATCCCAAGGGATTGAAATTCAAATTAAGATACTGAAGATAGTCCTGAGGAATGTTGAGATCCATCAAAGCAACTAAATGCTTGACGGATTTAACACTACTCGGGATATTCGACATTTTCTGCAAAAATTCTTTACGAAATACATCATAACCGAATCCCTGACCTCCTTGGAGGAATCGACTTAAAAACAATGAGTCGACTTCTCTTTGGATGTCCTTCCTGACTTTAACATCAGTACAAGGGATTTGGTAAGTACGAAGAAAAGAAAGAGCTGGAAGATTTTTAATGTCTTGATCGAGCAAAATGTCTCGAAGATGACTATTCTTCATACAACGCTTTTGAACAACGTTCAGAACATAAGGAGCGATAAACTCTTCATGATATTCTGAACTCAAGTTCGGGTCGTTGAAAACTCTTTCTTCTTCTAAGTAATCTGATATATTCTTCTCTTCTATCGAGAGATACGGAATCGCAATACATTCTTTTTGGGGTTCGATACGTTTAAACATGTCGTACAAATAACACAGCATTGCTGTGCGCTTTGAACTAGGGTTCGAACGTGGAACTCCCCACGAGAATGATAAGC